TAATTCCCTTAGTGTATTTTAAACATCTTTCTATACAATCTTTTTGATAAGGATATGGTTTAAGCTTCAAATTTTCTATAAGTTTATACTCTTTTCCTTTAAAAATTGATTTTATTTCATCATCAACTTTTAATTCAACATCGGGAAAATTCTTTTTATGAACTCTTACATAGTCAAATAATAAACCATAAGGAAAAACACCAATATCTGAAATCATTGAAGTTTTTCCATTCCACATTCCAGCTCTATATTTCGGCATAAATTGATAATTTGGAACATAACGAGTAAATTCATCCTTCATAAAATTGAAGTATTTTATATCATTCGTATGTATCTGTAATTGCATTGTATCTATTTGTTTTAGTCTAACCATTATAACATTCCATTCATGTTTTTTGAATAAGATGACATACACCATTGTCTTTTATCGAAAGCACTGGCGCAAATTCTAAAAAAATCAACTCTTAGCTGTTGCTTTCTTAATATTTCTTTCATTTTTATAATTTTAGGATCTCCCGGTAAATAATATTTTTCTATTTCTGTTTTTTGTAATTGTTCGGAAACTTCAAAACGATAATGATTATATCTTTCTCTAAGAAGCTTATTATATTTATCTTCTAAATCACTATAAATAGATTGCTCTTTCATTTCAAGCTCTTTATAGTGATACATCATAAATGTATTATTTTGAAGTTCTTCTTGAATATTAAGATTATCAAATTTTAGTTGATATTCTATAGGAAACTCTTTTTTGAGATCTTCTATAATCTTTTTTTCATCTATCATATAATAAATAATCCTCCGTGTTTTATTTATAATAAAACATTTATTATAAAAAGTAAACAACCATATTTACCTCTTAGATATTTTATAGTATAATATCTATATTCTTTTACAAGAAAGGAGTTTTTATAATAATGAAAATATTAAAAGCAGAAATCATCGTTAGAATAAAATCAAAATGGTATATAGGAACATTGGAAGATTTTAATTTTATAGAAGAAAAAAAGATAAAGAAACTGTCTGATATTGACAATTATAAAAAATATATAAATTTATCAGTATTTTCTAAAAAAATACAAATTAATGAAAATTATATAAAAAAAGTTTCAGAAAAATATAAATTCGATTCTATTTATATCTTACCTTCCTCTTTAAAAGTTTCATCAAACACATATAATGAATATTTCTGGAAAGAAATAAATAAAAAATGTTTATCATGCACGAAAGATTGTAAACAATCATCAAAAATTCAAATAATTAGGTGTCCTTCTTATGAAAGAAAGTTATAGAATTGATCCGGAAATATTAGAAAAAATTATAATAAAAAATTTATTTGTGGATGATCAATATGGAATAATGATTTCATCTGTATTTGAAAAGGAATATTTTGATAATATTCAGTTATCCAATATTTTTGGATATGTGAAAGAATATTTTAATCAATATGGAAAAGTACCGGATAGGTCAATAATATCAGCAGTTTTTGACGAAAAGGATAAAATAGAAAGTGAGTTCAAAGATATTGATTCTATTGATTTTGATATAGTAAAAAACTATGATTTTTTACTAACAGAAACAAATCAATATCTAAAAGGACAATCAATAAAAAGAGCGATCATAAAATCTGTTGATATTATTGAATCTAAAAAAGACATTTCATTTATTAGAGAAGAAATAGAAAACGCTATATGTAAAGATATAAACATTGATTTAGGATTAAAATACTTTCAAGATATTGGAAAAAGATTAAAAGAAATATTTTCAGCATCGGAAACAAGAATACCAACATATTTTCCCCAGTTTGATGAATATATTTCTGGTGGATTTCCGCCTTTTACTCTATCTGTAATAGTAGCAAGGATTCACGGATTTAAATCCAACACTTTGGCAAATTTTGCCGCTAGACAGGTTTTAAATGGTCACAATGTTGGTTTAATTTCACTTGAAATGAGTGAAATTGCATTTTCTCAAAGATTTGATAGTATTTTTTCTTTGCTTGATATCAATAGAATGTATTTATCAAGCAATAGAAAGAAATTGATGGATAAATTGAAAGAATTGAAAGAAAATGAAAAGCGTGGTGAACTTTTCATAAAACAATTCCCAACAGGTGAAGCAAGCGTAAATGATTTAAAAAGATATTTAAGAGAATTAGTAATAAGAAAAACACCACTTGATATTCTATATGTTGATTACATTAACTTAATGAAATCAGCTAGTAATAAAGAAGACGGAATGTATATGAAGGTAAAGAGAGTTGCTGAACAATTGAGAGCGCTTTCTTTTGAGTTCAAAATACCAGTTGTTTCAGTATCACAATTGAACAGAGAGGGTTCTTTTGTGGGTTTTGAAGAAGTTGATTTTAACTATATTGGTGAAAGTATGGGTATTCCATCAACCGCCGACTTTATGGCTATATATGGTGTAGATGAAAATAAAATGGTTTATGAAAACGAATTACTTTATAAAATAGTCAAAAATCGTTTAGGTGGGCAAGTTGGTGAAATCAATAGTATGTATTATGATGCAAGAACATTGAAAATGTATGATGTATCGGAAGAAGATTTGTGGATGCGTGATGCTGAAATAACAGCAGACACAAGAGAAGCATACACAAGAAGACAACAATCAGAAGATAGTGGTGGTAGGAGAAGAAGATGATAACCAAAAAACAGCATAAAATGTTGAAATTGTTAGATGAAAAAATACTAAAATGTAAAAAATGTGGTCTTTATAAAAATGGTAGATGTAAACCATACTACAATACAAAAACAGTAAAATATGTTATCATAGGTGAAGCGCCTGGCAAAAATGAAGTAGAACAAGGAATACCATTTATAGGCAAATCTGGTAATATACTATGGACATCAATGGAAAAATTTGGTCTTAAAAGAGAAGATTTTTTGATAATAAATTCAGTAAATTGTAGAGCGTTGAATGGCAAAAAGAACGGAAAACCAACAAAAGAACAAAAAAACTTATGTTTTGACTGGGTGAGAAAATATATAAAGGTTTTAGATCCAGATAATTGTATTATTTTAGGCGCACATGCTTTGAGTCTTTTTTCAGAGGACGTTAAAATAACAGATTATTGTGGTGAAACATTAATGTTTGAGGGTTTTAGTTCACGATTTATCATAAACATTCATCCGGCCTATTGTTTATATGATTCATCTAAAATAGAAAAATTTGAAGATTCAATAAGAAAATTTAAGGAGAAAATAATATGATAGTTGATGTAAAAATGACAAAAATTTGTAAAGAAGCAAAGCTTCCAACATATGCAACAAGTGGTTCTGTTGGAATGGATTTTTATAGTTTGAATGATGAAAAAATTTATCCAGGCCATATAAAAACAATAAGAACAGGTATCAAGATACAATTACCAAAATTTACAGAAATGGTTATGAGACAAAGAAGTGGTTTAAGTAAAATATTTCCAAATTATATTATGATAGGTGTTGGAACAATTGATTTTGATTATAGAGGTGAAATCAAAATACCGATAATAAACAATTCAAAAACTAATGTTTTTGAAATAAAAGCCGGGGATAAAATAGCACAAGGAATTATCCATCCAATATTTAAAGCAAATCCATTATTAGTAGATGAATTAGACGAAACAGAAAGGGGGGAAGGTGGTTTCGGTCATACGGGGGTAAGATGATAAATTTAATAAAATTAATATATTATAAAATGTTAAAAATTTGGAGGAATAAAAAAATGTTGGCTAAAAAAACCACAAAAAGAATAAACTTTTTAGAAGACGTATTGCTTGCCATGATGCATGAAGAAATTTATGGTACTATAGATTATAGAAAGAAAAGTGAAAGTGAGATAAAACAATTTATTTATCCAAAAATGATAGACAATCTATCAAAATATTACATGAAAGAAAACAAATTAAATGAAGAAAAAGCCAGAACAAAAGCTCGTAAAAGCCTTTTGTGGGAAGGCAATATAAAAACAACCGTAAATAATTTTGTTCTATTTGGTGCTCAGCATAGACCGGATATGGTTATATCAGATGGTAATTTAAATGTTGGTATAGAAATCAAAAAAGGCGATGATGGTTCCTCTATAAGAGCCGGGATAGGACAATCCATTGTTTACTCACAAGTTTTTGATTTTACAATATTTCTATTTATAGACACAACTAAAACAAAAGATATACTAAATTCTATAACAGGTGAAAAAGAAGAAAACATTATTTGTGATTTATGGAATGATTATAATATATTGTTTAAAATTATTTAGCCAGTTCATTATAAATTTCATAATTTTCATCTGTTGTGTTTAAAAGATAATAATAATCACATTTAAATATTATTTCAGATTTATATCTTATAGATATGTTTAATCCTTCATTATGGTGATATTTTTTAACAATTTCTTCAACCTTATTTGATTTTTTATCAAACATATCCATAATAACATCATTTGGAATGTTTCTGTTAGGTGGAACCGCGCCGATTGTTAATAATTTATTATATAAATCTTTTATATCTGCTGACCATATATATTTGAAATTACCAACAGGAGCAAAAAGAAAAATATCACCATAATCTTCCAAATTCGGATCACCAGAAGTAAAAACCCCTTCACTTCTTACCTTCCACCCAAAATTCTTTTGAAACATTTCATCGAGTTTTTCATGAACATATTGTGGAGTATCTCTTGGTTGTCTATTTTTTCTTGATTTAACTTTCTTAAAATCTGATCTTAAATTTTCTATTCCTCTAAAAATATAAGACTTTTTTTTAATTTGATTAAAAAACTTAGAACATTCAACTTCTAATATTTTCTTTTTTCTTTCTTTATTTTCTTTTTTTAAATGGTCATAAAAATCCATGTTATTCCTTCTTTTCTTCTGGTTT